CCAGCCGCGGCGACGTCTGTAACAGCCCCGCCAGCAGGTTCCCGGTCGATTCCACGCCATACGCCGCGGACTTCGTCATGCGGGTATACCCGGCGCGGATTTCCGCCTCGGCGTCGTCGACATGCTTGTGGACGATCTCGCGCGCGTCGTCGCGGAGTGTCTCCGGCAGCTGCCGCAGGTACTGCTTCATCTCGTCCAGGCCGTCGAGGATTAGCTTCGCAGGCATGGCTTAGGCTTGCGTCGCAATGGCGATCGGCGCGCCGGTCGCGAACTGGATCATCAGCTGGGACTTGCCGGCGCCGTTGTCCTGCAGCCAGAGGTTCGCTTGATTCCCGCCTGGTGCGGCTGGCGCCGCCGTTTCAAACATCGTCATAGGCTTAAAGAGGCCAAACAGCGCATTGGCATATGTCACGCCCATGAAATACATCGTTGTGGTGGCATCACCGATCACGCCGTTGTTGCCTTGGAGCCCAACCAGAGTCAGATCAGCTGTGTTCTCCGCGTTGCGCGCCATGACCGCTTGATTGTTCGCCAGGCGGATCGCGCCGGACTGCGCGGGATTCGTCCCGATCGCGATCGAACCTGTGATCTTGCCGGTCGCGCCAGCGGCCAGCAGTTTTCCCGTCGATCCGCTGAATAGCGCGATCGCGGTATCCGGCGCCGTCGCCGGACCACTGACAACATCAGGCGGGGGGACGCCAGCCGGTCCCGGATCGCCTTGCGGCCCTTGGGGTCCGGTCGCGCCAGCCGGTCCCGGATCGCCTTGCGGCCCTTCGGGTCCGATCGCGCCACTGATCGGATCCGTGCCGCCTGGTTCATGCGTCGCGGCATGCGCGGCGGGGATCTGCGGCCCGATCGGATCGGTCCCGCCGGGTTGATGCGTCGGCGCATGCGCGGCTGGCGGCTGCGGCGGCAGCGGCGCCGCTGGCGTGACGCCGATCAGTTCCGTCGCGACGACGAGCAACAGATCCTGCTGCTGGTCCTGGTTCTGGACGCTGGCGACTTCGAACACGCGATCGCGAAACGTGATCCGGCAGTCCGGCGCCAGCTGCGGATGATACCGGCCGCGGATCAGGTGCGTCGCCGTCGCCGCATACAGACCGCCGGAAATCTGTTCCAGGTCGCGCGCGGACGCCGCGCTGATGCTGCAATACCAGGTCGGCGGATCCAGCGCGATCCAGGTCCGGTCGTAGCCGCCTTCCGGATCGTCCGGCGTCGGTCCGGCTTTCGCCAGGCTGACCAGGTGAACGAAATCGCCGATGCCACTCATGCCAGCGCCTTGTCGCGTAGTTGCGCGGTCAGCCGTTCGATGGTCAGCCAGGCTTGCGCGTCCTGGTCGTCGAGACTGTCGCCGCGATTCCGGTCCAGGTTCGTCAGCTGGATCAGGATCGCGGCCTGGACGACCGGCGGGACGGTGTCGATCGTCCAGGGCCAGTCGTCGCGGAGCTCGCCGGTCCGTTCTGGTTTGAGATACAGCAGCACGGCGTTTTCGGCCTGGGCCATCTTGTCGGTGATTTCGACGTCGCGCAGCGTGTCGGTCACGCGCAGTTGGCGCTTCGCCTGGTCCAGCGTGATCAAGGTCGCGGCCATCAGGCGCCGCCGGTTCCTGGACGCCGCGTGTAATCGCGTCCGCGCTTGACCATCAGGCGCCAGGCGGCGGCGTGGTCCCCTGGCTTGCTGCTGGTCGGCTGCTGGCAGTGCCAGGCCGAGCCGTCCCACGTCACCAGGTCGCCGGTCTGATAGGCGTGGCCGGCGGTATACGTCCCCTGCCAGCGCGGGATCGGCAGCGTGATCGGGACGGACTTCGTCCGGACGCCGTCCGACAGCGTCAGCGTCAGCGTCCGGTCGCCGTCGAAGGATGCCGCCAGGTCCGACACGGCCAGCGCATCGGCGCCGTCGCGTCCGTCCAGGCCGTTCTGCCCAGCCGGACCTGCGACCGGCGCGCGCGTCTCGAGGACCGCCAGGCGTTCGCGCAGCGCGGCCATGTCGACCGCGGCCAGCGACAGGGCGGCGGTGTCGATCGTCGCCTGGTGCGTCGCCTGCGCGGCCAGGCGGCCGTCCAGCGCCGCCAGCTGCGCGCGGACTGGCTGGATCGCCTGCTTCACGGTCGACACGATCAGCTGCGCCAGCGCATCAGGCGTCATACATCAACCCTTCGGACAGCATGGCGCGCTGGACGGCCACGTAGGCGGCTTCGAAGTCGTCCGCGTCGTCCGGGTCCGGTTCCGGCAGTTGCGGCGGCGGCGTCGCCGCGGCGCCAGGCGGATCGCGCTGCCCCAGCGCGGCCAGGGACCAGTACTGCTGCTGCATGAGCGGCGACTCGCCGCCAGGGACCGGACCCAGGCCGAAATACAGCCGCCTGGCTTCGTCGGGACTCAGCGCGCCAGCCGCGATCGCGTCATGCGCGGCTTTCGTCCTGGTCGCGGCGTCCATCAGGATCAAGTCCGGCAGATGAAACCGCGTCCCCAGATGCGTCGGCAGTTCCAACCCTTCGTCCAGGTGCGACTGAAACGATCGGATCAGGGACTGCAGACAGGACGCGTAATAGAGTTGTACTAAAGGTTCTACATTTGCATACGGGGGGGGTGCGCCAATGCCCACCATATATGGCGGAACGTGGTACGCGCTGCAGATGGTTTCCGCGGTCCAGTGCAACTGATCGATCAGCTGCGCGTCGACGGCCGACATCGTCAGCGCTTCATACTTCAGGTTGTCGCCCAGGACCGCGACGCGCCCGATGTTCTCCGGACCGCTGTACCGTTCTTCCCAGCGCTTTTTCAGGCGCGCGGCTTGCGCGTCGTCGATCGGCCCTGGCGCGACCAGGATGCCGCCGGGATTGCTGCCATTGGCAAAAAACCGGCTGGAATTGTTCTGGATCGTCTGCCCCTGCAGCGCGGACACGCCGCACGCGTAGAGCGGACTGACGCCGATCAGCGGATGGAAGAGACAGATCATCCGGTCATGAATGATCTCGGAGGCCGGGACGATCGGCGTGTCGGTATCGGTATCGACGCCGGCCAGCTGTTCCGGCCGTCCCGCTTCGACCTTCCCCAGCTGGTAGTAGACGCTGCCGTCCGGCGCGATCAGCGGTGTGACCTTCGTCGGATCCAGCGGATACAACGCGTTGACGACGCCGCGCGCGTCGCGCGCCTTCAGGGTGTAGCTGTTCCCGTTGACCAGTTTGGCCGTGGTACAGGACTCGACATACTCGCTGGTCGTCTGATAGCGGTTCGGCTTGCGCAGGACGGGACTGTAGGCGGAATTACTGGCGTCGGTCCAAATGCCGTCCGCGTCCTTTTCGACCAGCCCTAACGACATCTTGCCCATGTCCTGGGCAATCAGCGTGACGACGGCAAAGACCGCCGAGTAACTCAGCGCGGTATCGGCGCGAAGTTCCTCGTTGTTTTGCCAGGCGCCGGTATACGGTTCCCGCACGATATTGATCCAGCCGCCACCACCCATCGCTCTGGGTGATGGCGTCAGGATGCTACTCAGCGTACGGCGTGCGAAGTCCAGCAGGCCCATCGGGTCCGAGCGGTTACGCCTTGGACTTCACGCCGCCATTGCCGTCGGCGGCTTGCGTGCCGCCGGTGGGCGCCGGCCAGGCCGCCGCCGTCAGGTACTTGACCGCGTTGGCGTTGGCTTTGGCCCAGTTGACGAACCGTTCGGCGCGCAGGCCGACGCTGTTCGTCTGCCAGAGGGAGACAAACACGGTCGTCGCATCGGCGGGTGACATCGGCGCGCTATCCATCTGCAGGGACGCTTCCTGCGACGCGTCGATCTCGATGCCGCCGTCGGCATACAGCACCAGCGACGGCTGCAGCGCGATCACGTTGCCGCCGGCCGCCTGGCTGGTGATGAAGGTCAGCCCCTTGTAGGTGCCGCCATTCACGGTGACGCCGGGATATTGCGGCGATCCGTCCAGGTTGCTTCGGAACGACAGCGACAGCGCGTTGGCCGCCGACATGATGAACGTCACGCCGTCGACCGAGATGTTGTTGGTGGCGAAGTGAC